GGGACAAAGAAGCCCAAGGACAGTGTTAGTAGCGCAATCCATAACGAAGAATCTACTCAAGAACTGGAACTCTGACTTCGTAGGACCGGGAATCCACGGTTTGTGCCAAACAAGAGGATCATCCTTTGTAGCGCCAGTTATAGTGAAGTCCAAGGACGCGGCTATATCTACCAACTTCTGGGGATCGAAGAGTTTACCCTTATAGGCGAGAACAGAATCATCTCCCAAAAAACAGGCCTTGAGTCTCCGAACTATCTCATCGAGAGGAAGACCAAGAGCTTTATAAAAAGCATAATGCCACATGATAATTTGCCAAGTAATATTCAAGATGGTAGTCAGGAATGAACCACTGGGGTGCGATCTGTTTGGAACAAAGGAAGAACCATTGAAAGCGACACGATGATTTGCAAGGCGACAGATAAGAGACCAACGGATAAAGTTCTCCTCATTTAACTCTGGGAGGAGATCGTGGACTTTTCTCTTGGGACCATCATTAGGATAAAGAGAGATGATAAAGTATCCAAAGAGCAATAGCCTCTGGGGTAAAAGAACCGTCCATGTAAGAGAAGTCACCAGCTAAAACTCCATCACAATCTTTGAGAACAAAATCTTGTATGCCAGTCCAATCATTAGGATCCAGACCAAGAGCAGAACAATAAGCAAGATTCTTTCTCATAAGAGCAACGGCATAGTCATAGAAATAACGGCGTTGGAGGATAAATTCAGGAAGACCTTCAATTTCGTAAGGTCTGGTAGCTCCAATCCAAGCTTTATTGTAAGGTCTCGATTCATCTTTCATGTTGAGGGCGTGGGTCGCGGGAAACGTACCAAAATCTTCAACCTTCCGAGTTCGCCAATCCGAAGGGCAGATCGTGGATTTGGCTCTATCGAGAAGGGTAACGAAATCAGGCTTGAGACGAACGACGGGGCCATCTTCAAAGGCTGCGTCCTTGGTAGGACCTATAACGCACAGAGGGATGCCACCAGCAGCACTACGGTCGACTGATGGCAGCAAACCTGGACCTACGGAATCCTGAAAATCACGATCAACCACCTCAAGCTTGTCGAAGTGACCAGAGAGATCTTTGGTGAATTCGTAAAGCTCATTCATATTCTTCTGAGGAACATCTCTACGCCTAGCCAACTTGTTCACAGCATTCAATCGAGGATCTATGACATCACCCTCGAGAGTAACATACGGCTTGACAGGAGCAACATCGGCTTCAACGTACTTGCTATTAATATGTTTGAACTTTTTGCACCGACCCTTACTAGAAGGAAGAAAAACTTCAGCTTTTCCAGAAGGAAAACCAGCGGCAAGGGGGATCGAACCTTTAGGAGCTCCGGGTTCTAAGGGCGGAAGAGTGTCAGGCATACCGATGGCAGAAAGAGTAGAAACCCAATCGAGAGGATAAGTAAGAAAATAAGAGCCCTTCTTGCCCATCGCAACGTGGTAACCGAGGATACTCTGAGTGCACGTAGCACCTCGTGTGAGGTAAATACCGCCACAGAACCCCTCTACACTTTCAAATCCAGTAACGAGTCTACAAGATGTAGGAGGAGCAGAAAATTTATTAGAATCATACTCATAAACTATCTTCGAGAGC